GCGCCCGCAAGGGGCGTGGTCAACCTCTCGCAAGGAGAGACGTATGACGCTGGACCTCGACGAACTGTTCGCCCGTAACAAGGCGCTGTTCGGTGACACCCGGATGGAAGCCACCGACGAGGACGAAGACAAGTCCGACGACGAGAGCGACGACGCGGGCAAGTCCGCGGACGACAAGGTCAACGAGGATGACAAGGCCGCGGAGGAGAAAGCCGCCGCTGACGCTCTCGGTGACGCAGGGAAGCAAGCCCTCGACCGGATGAAGGCCAAGGTCAAGGCCGAACGAGACAAGCGTGTCGCAGCAGAGAAGGCTCTCGCCGACTCGAAGAAGCCCAGCGACGACGAGAAGCCCGACCTCGACAAGATCCGCGCCGAGGCCCGCGCCGAAGCCGACACGGCCGCGCTGCGCGACCGGGTCATGGACAAGATCGAAGCGAAAGCCGGTGCGCGGTTCGCGATCGACACCGAAGACGTCGCCGCGATGCTCATGCGTCGCCACGACATCGAAGACTTCCTTGACGGCGGAAAGATCGACATCTCCGCCATCACGGAAGCCCTCGACGACCTCTTGGAGAAGCAGCCACGGCTAGCTGTCACGCAAGGTGACGAGAAGAAGTTCAAGGGCGGTGCTGACGGTGGCGCTCGGGGCAAAGCGAGCAAGTCGCAGCTCACCGGCGCCGACGTCAAGAAGCTCGCCGCCGACGGCAAGCACGCCGAGATCGAACAGGCCCGCCTCGACGGCCGGCTGAACGAACTGCTCGGCATCAAGTAACCCCGGAGCCCTGTCAGGGCTCCTTACTGCACCCATAAGGAGTGCCTGACATGTCGATTACCAAGTTCATCCCCGAGGTTTGGGCGGCGCAGTTGCTATCCGTCCTCCAGAAGTCCCTCGTTTACGGCTCCGCTGGAGTTGTGAACCGCAACTACGAAGGTGACATCGCCGCCTATGGCGACACTGTTCACATCGTGTCGATCGCCGACCCGACGATCGTCGACTACTCGAAGGACACCGACCTCACCATCGAGGTCCTGACCGACGCCGAGCAACTGCTCACCATCGACCAGTCGAAGGCGTTCGCGTTCGAGGTCGACGACATCGACATGCGCCAGTCCCGCAACGGCGGCGCGTTGATGGCCGAGGCCGCGTTCCGCGCCGGTTTCGGTCTGCGTGACGTCGCCGACCAGTTCCTCGCCGCGAAGATGGCAGGCGGCGCCGGCACGGCCCTTGGCCTGGTCGACGCAACGACCGTGACCAACGTCTACGACCAGCTCCTCGTCCCCGCGTCGGTCGCGCTCGACGAGAATAGCGTGCCGTCCGAGGGCCGTTGGGCTGTGCTGTCCCCGGCCGCCTACGGGAAGCTCCAGCTCGACGACCGTTTCATCAAGTACAACGAGGCGAACACCAACGCCCTGCACAACGGCCTCGTGGGCGACGCCTCCGGGTTCCGCATCCTCAAGTCGAACAACGCCTTCCAGGCGAACCGGACCGGCATCACGGCCGACACGCACAACGGTACGAAGGTTCTCGACGGCGCCGCCGCTGGGACGTTCACCCAGGGTGACGTCGGTCTGACCGTCACCGGGACCGGTGTCGGTGCCGCGAACACGATCGTCTCGGTGTCCGCTGACGGCACCTCAGCGACAACCGCGGTGAACTCGACAGCGTCGGCGACGGTAGCTGACATCGCGCTGTCCGGCGGCGGACAACTGGCTATCGCCGGGTCGATGCTGGCGACGTCCTACGCCGAGCAGATCAACAAAGTCGAGGCGTTCCGGCCGCAGAAGCGGTTCTCCGACGCACTCAAGGGTCTGCACCTGTACGGCGCGAAGGTCGTGCGTCCCGAGGCTCTCGTCGTCGCGAGCGTCAAGACCTCCTGATTCAACTCCGGTGGGCCGGGGTGCTTCGGTGCCCCGGCCTCCGTGAAGGGATAGCAACGTGGACACAGTCAACGAGTCACTGACCACCGTCGAAGACGGCGACACGACCGTCAACGAACGACTGTCACCCGGCGGTGAAGGCCCGGAAGGTCAGCCGGACACGGCAACCGAGTCGATCACCCCTGCCGCGACCGACGAGCCCGTCCAGGCCGAGGAGTCCGTCGAGGAGCCGAAGCCGAAGCGGAAGAAGTCCTGATGGACGTCGCCGCGCTGATCCTCGCGATCGTCGCCGCGGTGCTGTTCTTCATCCGCCCGGTGAACCTCGGCCTCGCGATGCTCGCGGTCATGTTCATCTGCCAGTGGGTGCATCTCACCGGGCACCTCGTCACCGTCAACTAAAGGGGTGCCGATGGCCGACTTCGCCACGGTCGACCAGCTGGCTTCCTCGCTCGGCGTCGACGTCCCCGCTGATCCGCTGGTGCTCAGCCGATGGACCGACGCTCTTGCTGACGCCTCCGGTTATCTGCGGACGCTGATCGGGCAGCCGATCGAGGCTGGGTCGACGACTCTCGACCTGACCACCGCCGCGAACGGCGAAGCCGATATCTGGTTGGTGCCGGTTACGGCCATCACCTCCATCACCGATCTCGACACCAACCTGACGGTCTCCACCGACCGGTGGACGTTGAAGGACCAGCGGCTCTACCTTCCCCGCGGCTGCACCACCTATCGGGTGGCGCTCACATACGGGTATGATCCGATCCCGACCGAGCTCGTCCGCTGGACGAAGGTCCTCGCGGCTGCGCAGATCCAGGTCGCTCCCGGTGGCAGTCTCGGCATCGACAACGTCTCCTCCGTCGCTGTCGATGACGGGAAAGTCACCTACAAAGACACGGCAGCGGTCGAGCTACCTGATTCGACCGCGCAGTGGCTCAAGGCGACGTTCGGCGGGCCGCAGTGAGCCTCGGGCAAGCGATCACGGGCGCACTGCCGCTGTTGCAGAGCGAAGCCGAGTCGATGATGACCGACACCTGCACGATCCGCCGGCCAGGTGCTCCGACGTTCAACTCGACGACCGGCGCCTACACGGCGTCGAGCACGACCGTCTACACCGGCAAGTGTCGGGTTCGGACCCGCTCGCTCGGGTTTCTGCGGGAACGAGCCGCCGAGTCCGGTGAGGAACAGACCGTTCTCTGGCGGTACATGGTGTCAGTGCCCGTCAGCGTCACCGACCTGACGGTCCTCGACGAGATCACCATCGACACCTCGACAGACCCGGCGCTGGTCGGTGTGCTGATGCGGGTCCGGGTCGTGAGTCTCGTCACCGACGCGACCGCCCGGAAGATGGACTGCGAGGAGATCGCGAATGCCTAATCAAAGGGGCGGCTCATGTCGTTGAACCGTTACGTCGTGCGCGTCGACCCGCAGGGGCAGACGATGGACGTCGACATCCTCGACCCGTCGGGTGTGTCGGTTCCGACGTTCGACTCGACACAGTTCGCAGCGGCTCCCCGCGCGCTGCCGTTGACGATCGACACGCAGACGGACTTCTGTCTCGCCGCCCCTGGCCCTTACGACGTTTCATGCAAGGTCGGCGGGGCTGAGGTTGCCGACGGGGGCGCCCCGAAGCGGGTCGAGGTGTCGGATGTGCCGACCCTCATCGTGCCCGACTGGGAGCGGCAACGCACTGCGACCCCTTCCGGTGGTTCTGTAGCGGCTGGGACACCTATCGTTCGGGCGTTCCCGTTCACCTTCGACACCCCGGACCTTGTGACCGGGCACGAGGTCTACACACCGACCGTAGGCGACCTGATCTTTAATGCATGGGTCGAGATCGCCGAGGCGTGGGACGGCACGACCCCCACGCTCGACTTCGGCACCTTCCTCGACTCCGGAACCGGCTGGCTCGGCACGTTCTTCGGTGCCGTTGATGCCACGATCCCCGATGCCGACGCCAGCATGGTTGTCGGGCAATCAGCGAGCGGTGCAAACGCCGTGACTGACCTGTGGGCCAACTTTGAGGGGACTGGCGACGCCGCTCTGAGTGCAGGTCGCCTCGCACTACGCAAGGCTCGCAACCTTCCGGGGAAGTTCACCACCGCCGACCCGATCAAAGTCTGCGTGTCTACGGACGGCACACCGGCAGGCAGTGAGCCCGGAGCGACGCAGGGTTCAGCCGTCTTGTATGTCGTCACAGTCACTCCTGCGACGCCCTGACGGTCGACGAAACCTGCACAGAACGCGGCGTAGCCGCCACCTTTACGACTCCACAGAGGGGCATGGACGAATGGATGACCTCCGGCGCCTTGCCCATGATCTGAGTGAAGCCCCGCGGAAAGCGCAGCGGGACACGATCGCCGTCGTCGAACACGCAGCCCTCAACGTGAAGAACGGCTGGCGGGACAACACCAAGAAGACCTCCGGCCGCCACGCGCGGCGCTATCCCGGAACGATCTCCTACGACCTGAGCCTCGGTGCTGCTCTTGTCGGTCATGTTGAGGCGGCTGTCGGGCCGGACAAGTCGAAGCCGCAAGGCCCGCTCGGGAACCTCCTCGAGTTCGGCAGCGCCAACAACCCGCCGACGAACGACGGGGGTAGGGCGTTGCGTGCGGAAGCCCCGAAGTTCGAGGCGGAGCTCGCGAAGGTCACCCTCGACGCGCTCGGCTGGCACTAGATGGCCGACGGGTTCCCGCACGCCCAGGCGGTGCTGGACTACCTGAACGCCGACCCTGACATCACTGCCTACCTCGGCAGCCGTGACGGGGACCCGCCGTGTGTCGTCCTCTACCCGGACCCCGGCGCGGACGAAACGTCAAGCCTGATCCCGAACCAAGACGTCGTCGTCTTCATCCCGCTCCATGCGGTCGGGGTCGGGCCGGAGCAGGCGTTGTGGGTGATGGACAAGGTCCGCGCCCGCCTGTCATTCGCGAAACCGACCGTGACCGGCCGGAATGTTCACCCGATGTGGCAGGAGCAGGCACCGACCCCGCTGCAACGCGACGACGACGTACAACCGCCGTTGTTCACCTCCTTCGCCGAGTACGGCATAAGAAGCAGCCCAGCATGAACCGTCGCGGCGCTCGGGTTGCCGTACATGCGCCCGCGAAGGACTCCGCCGACGCAGGGCCGCTCACGGCCCCCTCTACGGCATCCGTTCCAGTCCCGCCTAAGGAGAACCATGGCCCTCATCCGCCACAAGACGACGCTCGTCGAGGTGTCGGTCCCCGATGCCGAGGCTGCGTTGCCGTACTTCCCGGATCACGAAGTCGTCCCGTCCGAAGAACCCGATACGTCCAGCGGCGAGGAGTCGACCGCAAAAACCACACGAAGGAGTAACTCATGAGCAGCGGTGACCTCACCTACGACGGGCAACTCAAGGTGTCCTGGGTCGCGACCATCGCCAGCATCGCGGCGCCCACGGTCGCGGAGCTGACGGCGGGGACGGACATCTCCGCGGACATCACCCCGGACGGTCTGACGACCACGTTCGACACGGCCGCGGTCGACAACTCGGCGTTGAACTCAACTTTCGACACGTCCCTGCCGGGACGTAGCACCCCGCAGCTGTCGATCACGTTCAAGATGTTCTACTCGGACGGCACCGACCGGCCGGCACGCACGACACTGGTGAAGGGTGCTCTCGGCTACCTCGTGGTCCGCCGGAACAAGACCTCCACGAGTGCTTACGTCGCAACCGACAAGGTCGAGGTCTACCCGGCCGCCTGCGGGAAGCCGAGCCCCGCCGCTGCGGCGGCGAACGAGGTGCAGAAGGCGACGGTCGGCCTGTTCCCGACCGCCGACCCGAACACCAGCTCTGTCGTGGCGGCCTGACCTCCGCGATGGGCGCGTTCGACAAGATCGTTTCTGAGTCGTCCCGGCCGGAATGCAGCGTCACGCTGTGTACGGCCGGGACGCTCAATTCGCGTCTACAGGACCTTGAGCGGCAACTCGCCGAAGAACACCAGAAGGTGTCGACGTCTCTCGCTGACGGCGGCCAGCGGGTCGCTCTTGCGAAAGAGATCGAGTCGGTGCTCGAGGAGATGCGGGCGCACGACCACACGTTCACGTTCCGCGGTCTCGCGCACAAGGAATGGTCGGACCTGACCGCCGCGCACGAGCCCCGCCCCGGTAAGAACGAAGCGGTCAACCTCGACACCTTCCCGGCCGCGTGCATCGCCGCGTCCCTCATCCGCGTCGACGAAGATGAAGTGACCACCGATATCGCTGATGTCGAGACGTTGTTCGATGTGTTGAACGAAGGTCAGATCGACCGGCTGTTCAACGCCGCATGGGAGGCCAACACGGGCGGCCGGTCGGTCCCTTTCTCCGGTCTCGCCTCCGCGGTTCTCCAGAACACCGATACGAAGTAGAAGCTGCCCGCGCCTGGGGTGAGCCTCGTTCGATCTTCCTCGGCCGGACCTGGCCTAACCCCGACGATCCGCATGAGCCGCGATGGCTCGAAGAGGACCGGGCCTGGGCGATCGCGCTCACGATGGAAGAGAACGAGGGGTGCCCCGGTTGCGGGCAGCCGATCGCTGAATGCTCCGACCCGCGTAACGAGTTCGCTTACAAGGCGAACGGTTGGAAGTGTCACTCCTGCACGGCGAAAGACACGGCCGGGGAGAAGTATGCGGAGAGCAAAGGCACGTACTACCTGACGGTCACCCGCTGATCCGCGGCCAGCTGGTTCCAGATCTCGACCAGTCTTGACTGAACACCGGGTGTTGTCGCCCCGTCGATGTGCAGCAGGGTCCCGTCGTCCGCGGGCTCTGCGCGCATGTGCAGGAGCCGAGGGGACTTCGCCAGCAACGCCAGCAACCCGACCGGGAAGAACAGGATCGCCACCGCAATCGCCCAGCCCGGTAACGCGGCGGATGTGACGTCCAGCGACGTCGGTGACGACCGGGCGACCGCCGTCACATGCTTCGCGCCGGCCATCCGTCCGTGGATCCAGTCCAGCAACTCCCCGGGCTGCTGCTTGCACTGCCACGTCGTGCTCTGCATGGCGCCTCCGTTTCCCAAGGCCAACCGTAGACCGGATGGGGTGATCCCGTGACTGATCGGACAGTCTCGGTCATCCTCCAGGCCCGGATCACGGACTACATGACGAAGTTCTCCGCTGCCAGCCGAGCCACGTCGGACTTCGCGAACAAGGTCGACGTGGCGAAGGGCCGGGCCGCGCAGGGCTACCACGCCATCGGCGTGGCCGGCGTCGCGATGGGCGCCGTCGTCGCGGGCGGGTTCGCCGTCGCGATCAAGAGCGCCGCGGACTTCGACGCAAAGATGGCGCTCGTCCGCACCCTGAGTCATGCGTCCGCCTCCGACATGGGGCAACTGCGGGACGCTGCCCTGCACGTCGGGCAGGCATACGGCTACACCGCCACCCAGGTCGCGGACGCCGAAGCAGAGCTCGTCAAGGCAGGCGTGTCAGTCGCGGACATCATGGGTGGCGCCCTTACGGGTGCGTTGACCCTCGCTTCGGCTGGTCAGACCGACGTCGCCACCGCCACCACCATCGCGGCAACAGCGATGACACAGTTCGCGCTCTCAGGCAAAGACGTCCCGTACATCGCGGACCTGCTCGCGGCCGGTGCTGACAAGGCACTCGGATCTGTGGTTGACCTCGGGTACGCGCTGGATCAGGCGGGGCCGACCGCACATCAGTTCGGGGTGTCGCTCGAGGAGACCGTCGGAACGCTGGCGGCGTTCGCGCAGTCCGGTCAGATCGGTGAGCGTGGCGGCACCATCCTCACCCAGATGCTGCTGAAACTGACCGCACCGTCGAAGCAGGCGTCGGACATCCTCGAGCAGCTCGGTATCAGCATCTACGGGACAAACGGTCAGTTCGTCGGGATGTCGAACCTCGCCGGCCAGCTGCAAACCAAGATGGGTGGGCTGACGCTCGCCGAACGGAACCATGACCTCGCGGTGGTGTTCGGGCAGCGTGCGATCCGCGGCGCGAACATCCTCTACCAAGAGGGCGCGAAAGGCGTCGAGGAGTGGACCGGCAAAGTCAACGACTCCGGGTTCGCCGCGTTGCAGGCAGCCGGCAAGCTCGACTCCCTCTCCGGCGACGTCACCAAACTCAGGGCCGCCCTTCAGACGGCGTTCATCGGTGCCGGTGAGAGCGGGCAGGGTCCGCTCCGAACGATGGTGCAGGACGTCACGAAGGCCGTTGAGGTCTGGAACGAACTCCCCGCCCCGGTACGTGACGCCGCTGAAGCCCTGACTCTCGTCGGTGGCGCGGTGACCCTCGTCGGTGGCGCAGCGTTGCTGTTCATCCCGAAGTGGGCGGCGATGAACGCCGCCCTGAAGGAGACATCGATCGGGGCCATCTCTGCTCGTGGGGCGCTGACCACGCTAGGTAAGGGTGGCCTTGTCGTCGGCACTCTCACCGCGCTGACCCTGGGCGCGAAAGCCCTCGGCGACGAGTTCATACACAATGCGGCACCGGCAACAGACAAGTTCACGACTGCCTTGACGAATCTCGCTCAGAACGGTGTCGGCAAGTTGGCGGCGAGTGAGCTCGAGACCCTCGCCGGTGCTGTCGTGCAGGCCAAGTGGGGTGTCGGCACCAAGGCGGTTACCAACCTCGACGCTGCCCTCACGGGACTGGTGACAAGCGGTCATCTCGATACGGCGCAGGCGGCGTTCTCCACGCTGTCGACTGAAATGCACCGGCAAGGCATGAGCACCGCCGATATCACGAAGAAGTTCCCGCAGTTGTCGGCGGCGCTCTCCGACTCGGCCACCCAGGCGACCGAGGCTGGCACTGGGGTCGACTCCTACGGCAACGCTGTCACTTCCGCAGCGAAAGAGACGAAGAAAGCCACCGACGCCGCGAAGCACTTCAGCGACCAGTTGCATGCGCTCGCTGATCCGCTGTTCGCGATGAACCAGGCGCTGCAAGGCGTCACCGACGCCCAGCACGCGGCGACCGTCGCCGTCCACAAGTACGGCGCTGACTCAGCGCAGGCGAAGCAGGCGAACCTCGACCTCGCCTCATCTGCGCTTGACGCGGAAGCCGCCGCCCGGACCCTCGCTGCGTCAGTCAAGAACGGCAGTGTGTCGATCGGCGACGCCCGGAAGTTCCTCAAGGCATGGGTAGCGGACGGGCTGCTCACGAAGCAGCAAGCCGACGACGTGTCCGGCAGCTTCGATCATCTGATCGGCCGGGCGCAGACGATCTCCGGGCTGCACCCTCACCTGCGGGTCACCGCGGACACGTCCCAAGCCGAGCAAGCCCTGTCGAATCTGCTGACGAAGATCGGGCAGACGATCAGCGGGTTCCTGACCCTCGGCGGGGTGTCCGGCATCAACCCGCAGGGCGGGGTCGGGAGCACCGCTTACGGGCCGGCCGTACCCAAGCAGAAGACCGGGCAGCACTCCGGTAGCGGCACGACGAATGACCCGATGTACACCCCGACGAACTCCGACGCCGGCATGTACACGCCGTCCTCGACGGGCAGTTCCGGTGGATCGAGCGGCCGTCCCCCGACCGTGCAGGAGATCGTCCACGCGATCCTCACCGGCACGATCCCACCGTCGATCGACAAGCTCTCGAAGGTTCTGCAAACCGAGATCAGCCACCTGTCGACCGTCGTCGGTAACGCGCAGCAGTACCGGTCAAGCGTCCGGTCCAGCCTCCTCGGCTACGCGAGCCTGTCGAACGCGACAGCACCCACCGACGCCTACGGGCGGGTAATGGGCGGAGCCAAGGTCAACTCCTACCTGAAAGGCCGCCTCGCGCAGCTCAAGCAGTTCGTCCACCTCCGGCAACGCCTGGAGAATCAGGGCGCGGGCGAAGGGCTGATCGAGGAGTTCGACGCGATCGGCCCCGACGCGAACCCGATGATGAAGCAGCTCCTCGCGGGTGGGCGTCACGCGATCCACCGGGCCAACCGGCTCGAGCACCGGATCTCGCATCTCGCGACCAGTGTCGCGTCGCAGGCCACGACCGACCGTTACGGCCCGCAGATCGTCCATGAGCTGCGCCGGCTGCCTCAGCAGGATGCTAAGGCGCTCGTGAAGGCGCTACGTCACGAGCACATCGACGTGAGCCTCAAGGATGTCGCCCGTGCTCGCGGCCGGCGGGTACGGAGCAAGTCCCGGTGAGTTTCACCTATGTCGAGGGTTCCGCGACGCCGAACCTCGCCGGCCTGGTCGATATCGGCACCCTCGATGGGACGGGAGCCACGGGTATCCGCCTGTCCGGTGGTGGTGGTGGCACGTTCGAACTCCTCGCCGCCCCCGGTCTGTTGTGGGGGTCACCGGGTGTCCGGGACGGCATGTCGGACCTGTCGAACGACCATGGCGCCTACGCGGGCCTCCCGCTGTACCACGCGCGGGAGTTCACCCTGGTCGGGGAGATCACGGTTCCGACCGTCGATGACCTGTGGGGCGCGATCGACCTTCTCTACCGGACGTTCAACCTTGCGAGCACAGCGTTGAAGACGCTGACGTTGAACACGGCTGGTTGGGCTGCGACCCGGCAGATCGCGGCACGGATCGACGGTGAGATCGAGATCGTCGCCCCGTCGGACAAGAACTCGCATTTGGCGACCCGCCGTGCTTTCACGGTGCCGATGCTCGCGCCGGACCCGCGGATCTTCTCGACCACCGAACACTCGGCGACGGTCACATCGGGTGGGACGTCGCTGACGAACGCCGGGAACATGCCGACCCCGCTGCGGGTGCGGTTCAACGGTGCGCAGACCACGCCGCTCGCGCTGGTCAACCCGGACAGCGACACGATCGGTGTCGCGTTCTCGCCAACGTCATCGCATTACGTGGAAGTCAACACTCGGGACGCGACATCCGCGACCGGGACCGCCTACGACGACGCGGGTGCGAGCAAGTTCTCCACGGTCACCGACTGGTCAGCGGCGACGATCCCCGCTGGTTCGACGACGTGGACGGCGACGAAAGGCGGCGGGGCCGGGACGACAGTCGTGTACTGGCGCGACGCCTGGTCATGACCGACTTCTTGTACCTGCTGGGTGACGCGTACACCCTCGACATTCTCGGGGAACTGCCGTTCACCCCGACCGACCGGTACACCCGGCTACTGTCGGGGTGCGGGGCGTTCTCCGGCACGATCCCGCTCGATCATCCGATGGCGACCCGCGCGAACTTCAAGGACCGCCTGTCGAACCTGATCGTGGTCCGTGACGGGCAGGTCGCATGGTGGGGGCCGGTCACCACTCCGGTCCCGAACCTTCAGAGCCGGACGTTGACGCTGGGGGCGCGGGAACCGACGTGGTGGATGGATCACCGTTGCGTCGAGCGGAACCGGAACTACAACGCGGACACGCATGCGATCTTCCGCAAGCTCTGGACCGAGGTCACCACGAAGACCGACGCCACCATCGGTGGTATCAACGCGAATCTCGGCAACATCACCATCGGGTCGGGGTTGAGCGGTCACACGAAGAAACTGCCGATCGCCGGGGCCGGCCGCTACCTCATGGCCGATCTTGTCCATGACTGGCTGGTCGACAACCCGGACGCCGGGCTCGAGTACCGGTGCGACTACGGCGGGACTGTCGACAACCCGACCGTTGTGATCACGCTCGGCTCTCCGTTGGGGTCGACGTTGACGACCCGGTTGACCGAGCACAGCCTCCCCGACTACGGGATGGACTACGACTTCGACCAGTCCGGGAACCGGGCGCATGCTGTCGGCCCGACGACGGCGGTTACGAAGCAGAACAGCGGATCGATCACCGCTGGCTACCCGCTGATCGACGTGGTGCTGGACCGGTCGAATATCAGCGACTCGACCGCCCTCGATGACATCTGCCGGGAACTACGTCGGAAGGCGCAGCCGCCCGTCCGGGTGCCGGACGCTGAGTTCACCCCGACGAAGAACGGGCTGGACTACGGGTTTTGCAATCTCGGGGACAAGACACCGTTCGCAACCCGGACCCCGGATCTGCTGCGGATCTCGACGACGAACCGGCGGGTGGTGGAGATCGGCGTCATGCCTGAGACACCGGAAACACCGGAGGCAGTCGGGCTCATGCTGAACCTGCCCCTCGACGAGTTGGGGAGCTGACGATGCCAGGGCGGATCGTCATTCCCGACGACGAGGAAATGATCGCCGAGCTGCTCCGGCAGTTGCGGCGGCATCGTTCGACGTTGGCGACGCAGGTGCCGCAGCCGGCGAAGGACTCGTTCACTGTCGCGGCCACCCCAGCCACCGACTACCCGCTAACCGCGATCCCGTACAAGTCGGATCTCGGTTCGAGTGTGATTCTCACCTGGAACGGTGTGACGCAGGTTGAGGGGCCGGATTACAGCGTCGACTACGACACTGGTGTTGTTACGTTGGACTCCTCGCTGGTCGCGTTCCTGACCGTTGATGACGTGCTGTACGCGGAGTATGAGACGACCGGGGAGCTGGTTGCGGCGACGTTGCCGGCGGAGGGGGACTTCACCGACCCGTCAGGGTTCCGCGTGTACAGCGGTGTCGACGTGCCGACGCTCGGTCTGACTTTCACCCCCACGCCCGGCGCGTTGATGATTGTCAGCGCGCATTGGGGTTTGACCGTTCTCGACGGGACCGGTGTGAGCATCGGCGACACGTGGGGTCTGACGTGGACGAAACTCGACGAGGCGATTGCGCAGAACTCTGGTAATCCGTCATCGACGGGTTGCACGATCTTCGCGGCGACCGCCCCGAGCACGCCGACAGCCGGGACTTTGACCGTAACCTTCCCTGCTCCGCACGCGTCCGCTGCCGTGATCGAAGAAATCGAGATCGTTGACTGCGCTCCGTCTGGTGACAGCGCAACGAACACCGGTCTCGATGTTGGGAGTCTTACGGTCACTCTCGGTTCGGCACCGTCCGCGGCTCAGGGAGCGGTCGCTGCCTGGACTAACTGGCCGCACAAGGTGATGGGTTTCGACTCGGATTACACGGTGATCGACGAAGGCAACAACAGCGGCGGCGGCGGGCCGTATTTCCAGGAGATCCGCCATGGCCTCGCGGTCAACCTGACGGGTCCTGACGCGACCGCGACGGTCACGAACACCACGGGCACGGCGGACACGGCGGGCGTGCTTGTCACGCTTGACCCGATCTAGGAAGGGCGGCTCATGACACAGGTCCGCCCGTCCACCCAGATCCAGCAGGACGGCGCCAACGACGGTGAAACGTGGGTGTGGGACACCACGACCGGCCGGTATGTGCATGGGGCGCCCGCCCCAGCCGCACACACCCACGTCGAGGCCGATGTCACGTCGCTCGTTGCTGACCTGGCGGGGAAATCCGCTGTCGGGCACAGCCACGCGGAATCCGATGTCACGTCGCTGGTTACGGATCTCGCGGGGAAAGCTCCGTCGCTCACGTTGGGAACCCGGCTCGGGACTACAAGCCTCGACACGGACGGGAACCCGGTCTTGTCCTACACGACTGTCTACGGCATCGGTTCGGATGGTGTCCCGTACTACGACCCTGCGGGGCCGGTTTCAGGGGAGGAAGCGGTGCTGTATGTGGGGACTGACGGCGGGGTTTACGTGGTGGCGGTGACTGGCTGATGTCGCAGGTGAAACTACTCACCGAAACGAACGCTAACGCCACTTATGTTGCGCAAGCCGCACAGACGAAACACGCCCCCGGACTCGGGCTTTGGTTCCCCGAGGCCGAGGGCGCGGTAGCTGACGGCACGACCGACGACTCGACCGCGATCAACGCGGCGGTCCTCGCCTGCGCCAACGCGGGCGGCGGCACCGTTCTCTTCCAGCCGGGGCACACCTACCGTTGGGATTCGGTTGTCATCCCCAACGACGGCGGCACCATCCCGAAGCAAGCGCCGGTCACTCTCGCGGGCGGCGGGTCACGGTGGGACGGCGAATGGCAGGGCAACGGCACCCCGCCCGGCGCGACCGTGCTCGACCTGCGGTCAACGACCGGCCCGGCGAAGATCGACACCCGCGGCTCCGGTGTCCTGAACATCCGCGACATCGTGCTCACCCAGACCCAGGGCGCGACCGACACCAACCCGTTCATCCAGACCACCAACACCACGGTCCTGCTGGATAACGTCGCCTTCTACGGGTACTCGACGCTCTCGGGCTCCGCGTGCGTGCAGGATGCCGTAGTCCTCGGCGGCACCACGACGACGCTCGGCAACGGCTCGACCGCCGCCTTCCAGGGGTACGGGACGGTCATCCGCCGCTGCTACTTCGCCCGCATCCGCCGCGCCGTCTACGGCCGGGTGTACGCCAACAGCGTCCAAATCCAGAACAACACGATCTCCAACACCTGCGGCTCCGATAACACGGGCGCGGCTATCCACTTCGACGGCGGCGCGGCTTACGCCAACGCCAACATGATTACCAACAACCTGATCGAAATGGGCGGCTACGTCTACGGGATCAGGTTTGCCAAGAGCGCGTCGAACTACTGCGAGGGCAACGCCTTCTGGGACTCCACCGGGTCACTAGTCGGCTGCTACCGGCTCGACGGCACCGCCAACGACGTAGCCGACTCCTACCTCGGCGGCATGTTCCCCGGCGTCGCAACCAACAAGTACATATCGGACGGCACGGCCGGGGCGACCTACCTGCTGCGTCAGTCCGCCTACCTGCTCGGCGCGATCCTCGGCGCCGCCACCAACTACGTCCAGCCCCGCTCAGCCACCGGCAGCGAATCCACCGGCATCCTGAAAGTCTCACGCTCACTCGCCGAGTCGTCCAATCCCGGCTCAGACATTTTCGTGGTGCGGCAGTCCGGTGGGCTGCTGATCGGCGGGGCGTGGTCAACGGGTGCCAGCGCGACCATCATCAACGGGTCCGCCCAGGTCGCCATCGACAGCACCTCCCTGGTCAAGAACAGCGGCCCGCTCGACCTCTGGCCCGGAAACGCCGCCGCCACCGACGCGGTACGCATCCGGCGTGGCCTGTTCAAACTCCCGCTCTACACGACAGCAGGCAGGCCGTCCGGTGCCGCAGCCGAGCAGGGCACGGTCTATTTCGACACGACGCTGAACAAGCCTGTGTTCAACGACGGCGCGAACAACTGGCGGGACGCCGCAGGCAACATCGTCTGACCCGTCATATAGCGCCGCTTCACGACCGACAACTGAATCTGCCACATAGCAACGGTTCTGCGCACGTCCTGACATACCTCAACGGGGAGGCAGCCTGTGAGCCCTGCCGCCCCGTCATCAGCGGAGATCATGCGCCGCATCGATGACATCGTCGCCCGTCTCGACCGGATCACCGAAAACCTCGAACAATCCTTCCTCCGTAAAGACGTGTACGCGTCCGACCGGACCGCTGACGCCCTGCAAATGAAAGCCCTTGAAGACACCCAGCATCTGCTCGGGAAACGAGTTGATTCCTGGGAAGACCGGGCGTCACGCGCCGCTACCGCCCGCTGGTCGATCTTCGCGTCCTCCCTCCTCGGCCCGGTACTGGTCGTTGTGATCCTCCGCGCTATGGGGGTCGTGTCCGGATGAAACGCCTAGTCACCTGGTCCGCCGCGGGGCCGGTCCTCGCCTACCTGCTCTCCGCGCTCCTCGTCCTGTCCGTGGTCGACGCGTTCGTGATCGCGCATGACGCGATAGATACCCGTAACCGCACCGCCGCCGCCGCATCCCGACGGATCGACCAACTCCAACATGAGATCAGCTACCTGCAAACCCGGCTACGGAACACCGCGGCCCGTGACGGCCGGGAACGCGGACGGTTAGAGGACGCGATCCAGGCTTTGGCTACGCAGATCCGGCAGGCCGGCGGGCAGCCGGTCACCACCGGGCAACCCCCCGCGCCGACCCCCGGACCGTCACGGACCGCCTCACCGCAGCCTCACCCGCAACGCTCACCGTCACCCCGCCCGACGTCCACACCGAGCCCATCACCGACATGCACGGTCACGGTCAGCGCCGCGAACCATTCACTGTGCATTCACACGCTGGGGAAGGGTCATGACCAACCCCGACGACCCGCAACAGTCCCGTTGCCTTCCGTGCCGTCGTGGTCGTTGCCTCGGTTGTACGTGGCGGTCACGGCGTACCGGCTGTTCCTGTGCCTGTAGCTGGCTGGTCGCGGACATGCTCGCTCATTTTCCCAGCCTGCGCGTTATCGCGTTGAAGGAGACCCAGTGAGGTCGAAACATGCCACATGGAAGCCGGTTCCATACACCGGCCTGCACAAGCGCAGCCCCCGCCGCGCTGTCATTCTCCACACCAACGGCGGCGGCTCCGGGTCACTTCAGGGCTACTTCACTGGCAACGCTCGCGGCCTGCACGGTGCCGAGAACCGGCACGTCGGCGCACAGTTCCAGGCTCTCCGCAACGGCGGCGCGGAGCAGTACGTCGACACCGACCTCGTGATCTATCACGCCTACGGCGCGTCCGAGTGGGCTGTCGGAATCGAAACCGAGGATGACGGCGACCCCTCGAAGCCGTGGACCCCGAAACAGGTAGCGGCCATCGTCGCTATCTGCCGCGAGCTCAACGTGCCAGGCCAGTTGCTCAAGGAGACACCGAGCGACGGGATCGGCTGGCATGAGCAGTACCCGTCATGGAACAAGACCGCGCACCACTGCCCCGGGCCCGTCCGTGAGCGCCAGATCCACGACGAGATCCTGCCGGCGCTGGCGGCGTTGTCCCCGGCGCAGCGCCGCCGCATGACGATCCGTCTCCGTCACGCCGTCCGCCGGGTCCACCGGCTACGACACCTGCTCGGGAGGAAACCGTGACCGCTCTGCTCACTGCACGGATCAAAGCCGTCGCCGCGCTCATCGCGTCAGGTGTCGCTTCCTACGCCGCTACCGCGATCATCGCCGGTCAAGTGCTCACCTTGCACGGGCTCGAGGTGGCCACGGCAACCGCGGTCCTCGCGTTCCTCGGCGTCCATCAGGCACCCGCGAACCGTAAGCCTAAGAAGTCGTGATCTCATGCTCTCGCGGGGTCGTGTCACCGCCGCTGAGCAGGTCGCCTCGATCGAGGCTGACATCACCGCCCTGCAAGCCCGCCTCCGGGAATGTGAACGTAACGCTGCCGCCGCCGCGGAAGCATTGGCCCGCGGGTTGATCGTGTCGCGGGACGCCCGGATGGCGCAGGAGTTCGCCGAAGTGATGGCGGACGTCCTCCGGGAGCAGATCGAGCAGCAGTTCGAAGCACGTGACGCGCTGATCCCGCGGCAACGCCATGCCTGACGTCGAGCTGGTTGTCGTGGTGATGGGCAACCGCACCGGCATCTGGTGCGACTCCTGCGCGTTGCCTTCGGCTGTGACGGTGACGATCGCCGCTGGCCTGTCGCTGATGGACATCACCCGCTGTACGGAATGCCTCGACTGGAGACACCGTGAACCCTGACCAGCGCGCTGAACTCGAGCAACTTGCCAGCCGGGTCTGCCCGCACACCTACCGGGGCCTGCCATGCGAACGGGAAACCCACCCCGACAGTGAACGGCACTGGTGCAACACGGCGAACTGGCCGTCCGAACTGAGCGACCAGAACATGCAGCAGGCCGCGTCGTGAAGCGGTTGCTCGCTTTGCCGTGCCTGTTCGCTGCCGGTGTCGCCTACGGCTACTGGCGCGGCCTCGCCGCTCCGGTGCTATACGGCGCTTCCCGTTGGGTGTCAGCGTGTAGGCCCGGGCCTTGCAACGAAGCGGACTGGGTCGGCTAGATTCCGCGAGAGGCCCGCAGCGCGAATCCGTAGCCACTTGGCGAAGCAGGAAACACATCCCTGTGAACAGCCACCCTCGGGCCAGTCTGGCAGGCTCGCGGCCTCGCCCCATTTATCGTTAGCGGCGTCGAGTTGATCCGCGAGGGACAGCAGTATCTCGGCCTCGGTCATTCAGCGACCTGCCCGCCCGAGATCGCGCATCCGGCTCAGGAGGTCCTCGGACGGATAGACAGTCTCGACCTTGAGTCCCGGTGGCGGGACTGATCCCATCGGCGCGATGAACCGGACGCCCTCGAACTCGGCCACGAGGTAGGCGACACCCTCGCGCTGCATTCTTGCCTCGTCACCGTCACGGGCCACCCGCCACGCCTCATCGTCGTAGGCGCTCACGCGGCACCCTGGCTCTGCAAGCCGAGAGCCTTCTTCACGTCCTCGTAGACATAGAGGCGCAGCATGTCAGGCGGGCAGAGGCGATAGTCGCCCTTCGCCATCTGTCGCCGGGCGCCGTCTACCTCTGCGTCTAACCGCTTAAGTGCAGCGACCAGCGCCTCACGCAGTTTTAGCGGGTCGCGGTCGAGCATGTCGTCGATGTGGTCGAGTAGTTCGACCCCGGTAACCTCTGCCATGTCGCTCCCTTCGTGAGCGGCCACAGCCCCGGCCCGTCATCAGCGGGTGCGGGGCCTCTTACCGTGACAGTACGCCTCTAGCCCGACGAAATCTCGTTCCTTGTCCCGCCTGTTGTCTCGACACCCCCGAGACGGCAGGCGGGATCTTCTGCTGTCTAGGGCACATCCGCATCACAGTCGACGATCACATACGCCCCTGACGACACCGTGTGACTGATCCGATGCCCGTCCGCGTAAATCTCACAGGTCAACGACCCGTACCCGCCGCCGTTTTGCGCTGAGAACTGCGCGAAATCACCATGAGGCAGATACACGCTGATCGCCGGGCCACGCGCATGCGGCACCTGAATGTCCTGCTGCCCGGTCCCGTGCCGTGTTGTGTACGTGATCGTCGCTGTCGACGCCGACCCGAACAGCACATACTGAACCTTCACCGGCCGGTTCGCCCGGCGGATCGCCCGC